GTTCGTCACAATAGATTTACTCTCAAGGCATTTTTAGAGCAGCTCGAAGGAGTGTTGGGCGACATGCTCGACGTTCGAGATGCTTTAGATGCTGGTGAGAGTCACTTCAAGCATGCATATCCAAAGCCAAGCAAGGATTGCAAGTGGAAGTGTCAGTTCTTCGCTATCTGCCCACTGTTTGACGACGGTTCGGCAGCAGAGGCCGCTCTGAGCGATGCGTTTGTGTCATCCGACCCATACGGTTACTACGGAATCGAAGAAAAGAAGGGAAGTGAGGAGTAATGTCAGACGTCGATCGCAGTTTAACAATTATGGTTTATGGCGAATCCAAAGTTGGTAAGTCCAGCTTTGCAGTCACGGCACCATACCCACGCCTAATGCTAGATGTTGAGGGTGGACACCGTTTCCTCCCAATCAACGTAAAGTATTGGGATCCACTTACTGAGGAGCCACCACTGGCAGACGGGACTTGGGACACAGTTGTAGTTAAGGTAAATAACTACGACGTTGTCATGAAGGCCTTTCAGTGGTTGCAGTCAGGTAAGCACCAGTTCAAGTCACTAATCATTGACTCAATCTCTGAGTTGCAGGTTAAGTGCATGGACAACATTGCAGGAACCGAACAGATGAAGATGCAGCAGTGGGGCGAATTGCTTCGCCACATGGGTGCCCTACTTCGTGATCTTCGCGACCTAACAATGCACCCTACGCAGCCGCTAGAAGCTGTAGTACTGACTGCGATGGCACGTAAGGGCCAGGATGGCGTTTACCGTCCTTACCTACAGGGCCAGCTAGCAATTCAGGCCCCGTATTTCTATGACATTCTGGGCGCAATCACTGTGGAGACGGAACCAAATCCAGATCCAATGCAGCCAGCATTCAAGGTAAGACGCATGTATGTAGAGCGTACCCCTGAATGGGAAGCTGGAGAGCGCGTTCAAGGACGTCTCGGTAAAGTAGTACAGCAGCAAGACCTTGGTGTCGAGCGCATGCTGGATATGGTCTTCGGAGAGAAGAAGGCTGCAACAACAACAACAAAGAAAGCAGAGTAATAAATTATGAGTACTGTAAATTTCGCAGAACTTTACGCTAAGGCTGGAGATGCCGCAGCTAGCACCAACTATGAGCCTCTACCAGAGGGTGACTACGAGCTAAAGGTAGTGGAGGCTACTGCAACAACTACCTCCACTGGCAAGCTCATGTTTAAGCTAACTACTGAGGTTCAGGGTGGCCCTTACGCTAAGCGTCGCATCTGGGACCAGTGGGTTGTTTCAGCGGATAACGAAACCGCAATGAACATCTTCTTCGGTAAGGGTGCTGCACTTGGCCTTTCTAAGGACTACTGGTTGGCAAATCCTACCCCTGCTCAGGTTGAGCAGGCGCTTGCACACCGCACCTTCCGCGGGAAGATCGCTATCCGTACTTACAACGGTAAGCAGGGTAATGAGATCAAGAGCTACTTCCCTTCACAGGGAGTTGCTGCCGCTGCTACTGCTGCTCCAGTAGCTGCTGCACCAGCACCAGCTCCAGCACCAGCGCCAGCTGCTGCACCAGCTCCAGCACCAGCGCCAGCTGCACCGATCGCTAGCGCAGATACACCGTTCTAATAAGCTGTATGCGGGGCATCGAAAGGTGCCCCGCTACACCTATCTAGGGATATCATGAAGGTATTAATAACTGGTATGGGGTCGCACCACTGTAAGCGCCCAGATAACGTGAGCTTTTTTGCGCTCCTAGCTGACTCGATCGAGGAGTTCGCTGATGTCACATGGATGTCCCCTAGTACATCTTGGACATTTGAAGATCTAGATAAATATGATCAAATAATTTTTGGATTTATGCCACCAACATCTCTGAGTGCAAATAAATTGTACGGGGCACTCAATGTTTTAAGTTTGATGTTTGAATCACCTAAACTAAAGCTAGTCTTAGATAGCCCTCAGGTGTGGCAGTATAAAAATAGTATCAAGGCAGTTGTTCGTAATCCCAGCATCTTACTGGGAACCTACTACAATAAGCGTGAAGGCTACTCAGATATCTCGTCTAATCAAATTATGCTATCCAAAGTTGCCAATTACTTTTCTGGTAACGATTGGCCCGTAATTATCTACCCTAGTCTTCCTTGGAATTCTAATGAAAAGGTGGCATCGCTATTAGGATTTGCATCAGAAAGAAACCTATTTGGGATCAATCTTGATGCTGGATGTATAGCTATAGAGCCATCAAGAATCGGGAGGTTGGACATCTGGGCAGTGGAGAATCCAAAAAGCTCCTGGCTACAAGGTCTGTACAAGACTCTAGTCTTCCCTCAGTTATCGACTAAGGTAGGTAGGAAAACTGACGATACTTATGCCTTAGATACTATAAGGAATAGTGTTGGACTGATTCTACCTCCACAGGAGAGAAACTCCACTACTTGGTGGAATTATAGGATAGTTCAGGCTCTAAATACTTCTACCCCTATAGTTACCTATTGGCCAGATACAAAAGATTTTAGTGCCTCTTGGTCTATACTGGGCTATCAGGTTGAAGATATGACCCCCGCTGAGCGTCAGGCCTTAGCCGCCACTCAGAGGGATGTTTACTTTAGTAGTATTAGTAGTAAAGAAGAGTCGCTACGCATGCTAAGAGAATTATTGACAGACTCTGCTAAGGAGAGAATATAGTGCCAGAAGTTAATAAAGACTGGATTGCAGAGCAGCTTGCTGCTGCAAAGGTTAAGGTTGGATCGGGTAAGGCAATCCTACGTCTACTAGAGACCTGGTCAGAACTACCTAAACTCAGTGATGCCATGCTAGACGAGGTGCTCACCGTATTCCCTAAACTTGCTAAAGGATTTACCCTAAAGGAAGAGGAGAAGGAGTCTGACTATGATTGGCGGCCACTACAGCCAGGTAATATTGTCCTTGGTGATGTAGTCCGTGTTAAGGCAGATGCATTTCGCGGAGATATCGGGCCTATGCATAACTCTAGAGTTGGTAAGGTAATCGCAGTGCGCTATGGGGATGTAATCGTCAACTCCACTGATGGTAAGTCCCCCGAGCTTAAGGGCGTCCACTACTCGCCATATAAGCTAGAGAAGCGCGTGAAGAAGGCTCAGCAATGAGAACTGGGTTTGAACTAAAGATTGTAGCCGAGACTCTAAAAGAGGCTAAGTCTATCGCAGTAGCAGAGATTGCTAGATTTCTAGAAATCACCGAGGACCTAGTAGAGGATACAGTCTCTATAGAACTTAGAGTCTCCTACCCTAAGGCTGAGACTATCTCGGAGATTGAAGAATCTGTAGTAGCTAAGATATTCCAAGTAACTGCCTACGGCACCGTGAAGCAGAGTGCTGCAAGACCCTTTGGGTTTTAATTTAATTTGTAATCTACGGTAGCAATGCACTTGGTATAGATAAATTTATACCATGCAACGTAAAAAGCAATTCATTGCGCCTACATGGCTTATGTGGGATGGCGATGGGTTCCCTAGGCAGATCCATTCTGACTCTGTGATTTTCTACATCAATGAGCATATCTATTTGGATAGCGATGACGTAGCAAGAAAATCTCTAGCTAGACAGATACAGCGTGAGGGGCTAGTAGAGACACTAAGTGAGGCGTTTGCATTAATTGATTCTGGCGTAGAGACCAGGGCTGGCTACTACTATGAAGACGGCGATGAGTTATTTCAAACTTATGCTGACTACGAAGATGTAGAGCTAGAGTATGATGCTACATTCATAGAGGTGCCGTATGTTATTTGATTCACCAGATTGGCATGAAGATGCCGAATGCTCTAAGATCGAAAATGCCGATAAAGTAGATAATTTTTTTGCAAATAAGCCCTCTCAGCAATGGGAAGCTAAGAAACTCTGTGGAAAGTGTCCAGTACGTAGAGATTGTGCAAAGTGGGCGCTAGATACAAAACAAATATGGGGAATATGGGGTGGATTGGACTCAGGGGAGATCCGAAACACACTATCCGTTAACTGGGATGGACAGGAGATGCGCTATAAACGCTTCCCTCTATGCCCTGGATGTAGATCAAAAACTAGTAAATTAGAAACTGCTACTGTAGATAGGCCAGATGGTGGCAGATGGGCCACTATGAGAATTGTTAGGTGCACTAGCTGTAACTTTGTGTGGCAGAGTAGAACTAGTGCAAATGCCGTAGATACTTACCATGCTCAGAACGAGAAAAAAGATATCTAGTGTCCTTGGCTAGTGTGGCTA